AAAGTTTTAAGTTCGCTGACCAGTGCCTTAGAGTTTATTTTCATACGATTGCTTTCAATTAAGTGTTTTAATTTAGCGCAAATTGAAATTTTACTGACATGCGTGGTATTAAATCCTTTACGGAATCTTCGTACATGTCCCTTCTTAATAGGTTCACTGAGAAATAACCCAGGAATACTTTCTTCGCCGATTTCGCTGATACAAACTAACGCAGATTCTCCCACAGTGTTATTTTCTACACTATAGTATAGGCTGGCTTGAAGTCCACCACTCGAGCATTCGCTAGATATATAGTTACAAATATCTCTAAGAATTCTAACCTGTCCTTGTATAGGTGTTAGATTATGATGCCATTCACCTACTTGTTCAAATGTAGGCAACTCTAAAATTTGTATAGCGGCAGGGTCTCCGCCTGTGCCCAAACTAGGATCTAATGCCACAATGTAAGTACACTTAGGATTGATTTTTTTGTACCAACGACATTGTCCCATTTTCATTATAGGATCGCGACCTGCTAGGTCTGCCAGTTTAATAGCACTAATTAATGTTTCATCAAATACCAAGAATTCGCATTCGTGTTCACGACGGAAACGTTCTTCACCAATGCGTGACATTTCTTCATTTTTCCATTTTTCGTCACGATCAGGATGTTCACTCCAGTGTGCTTTAAAAGGGAAGAATCCGTTTTTACCTACGTCTTGCTCGTTACCAAATTCGTCAAATAGTAAGTTAGCTTCCTTCCATATTTGCGCAAATTGATCTTCGTCACTGTTAGGTGTGCTAGTAATAATTGCTTTACCACCAGTTGATAGTGTAGGTGATATTGAAGTCCAGAATTCACTGGCGATGTTAGGCGGTACGAAAGCAAACTCGTCGGCATATAGTAATGACAATGACATACCACGACCTGTTGTTTCTGTGGTTGTCTGTGCTATAATGCGACTACCATTATCAAATTCTAAACTTTGTTTATTATAACTTGTGGCACCGCATCTAATATGATCAGGACATAATTCGTAGGCGTATCTAATACGACTCATAATTTCCTGAGCACCGGTGTGTTTATGTGCGGCTACAAGAATAGTGCTATCGGGCACAAACATAGCATACCATAATAGGTATCCGGCCGCTGTTGTAGTTTTACCTGTTTGACGAGGTAGCAGGTTAACATTAAATCTATGGTTGTGATAACTGTCAATTAACCTGCGTTGATAGTCAAATGCTTCGTAGCAGAGTTTACCTTTAACAGGATGTTGAATGTAGAAAAAATTATCAAGAAAATAATGCGGGCCATTAACTGGATCGTTACATTTCAATAGATCTTCTATTTGTTGTTCGGTGAACTTTTGTTGCGCATGAGCACGTTTTACCAATTGTCCGTCTAAGTTTTTTGATCCCATAATTTTATTTACCGAAAAAAATAGCCCCCGAAGAGGCTATTTGGATTATCGTGTAAAGTATTAATCTTTACAAGAGCATTTTTTCATTGGCTTATCGCAGCCTGAGCACATCTTGCCTTCCATCATATCGTGAGATGGTTCGCTCTGTTGACTATGTTGTTTCTGTAGGTGGTGATATGCACTGACAAAATCGCTAGGAAAATCCTCATCATATCCGAATTTATACTGGGCTGTTTTTTTCCCTAAATCTTGTGCGGCAATCTTGTATCCTGCGTCTAATAATTCTTCACACTTACCCTCTACAGGTAAATTTGGATTTTCATCAAATACTTTTTGTGCTAGTGTCTCATTGTAGTAAGCGCCAAACTCAGCACCTTCGGCAACATACTGTTTGTATTCAGCCATTAAACTTTCAAATGTAGCAGGTTGGAAACGACTACGTGCTTTTCCGTCAGGTGTATCGCCCGATCCTGGTTGATTTTCATGATGAGCAAATTCTTCAGAATCAAACTCAGGAGTATCTCTAGGATCATTTGGGGAGTTGTCATATGGACCAGATTTGGCTTCGTCAGTTTCTTCATCATCACCTTCTTCGCCGCCAGGAAGATTTAATTTATCGATCATAGATCTCATGTTAGTTGTCTGGTCGACTTCAGGTTCCATAGATACCTGAGCAATGCCATCTGCTGGCATACCATCCATACCATGATCATGATCGGCTTCAGCATTTTTTAGACCTGCTAGCTGCATAATAGCACCGAGCATATCGCCTAGTTCTTCACCGCTGTCAGCACTGATGTTTAAAGTAGCAGGAGTGTGAGGCTTGTCCATAGACATAGGCATCATTCCGCATTCATCTACTTGGCTTTCGTTAACGCTGATATTTTGATTAGGTTGAACAATTCTAACTCCGGTGTCAACCGCAGGGTTAGTAGCATCTAACTCAGCTAGTCTTTTTAATACGTCGATCATTTGCATAATTATTTCCTTAGGTCCTGTGCCTGAAACTTCAAAAGGCTTTCTTGCTTTTCTACAGTATCAGTATTAAATTTAGCAGCTCCTTCTGTGGGAATCTGCTCACCTCTGGCCTTACGCTCTAATTTTAGTAGATCGTTTAATTCTTTGACAAAGCCTGAGTTATATTTGTCTCCATAAAAATCTTCAAACTGCGCATTTGGGGATTCTTTATAGTTAGGGTCATTTAATAAAGCACCTTCGCGATCTTGCTTAGGTTCTTGATATTCTTCGCTGGGTTCGCCTGGACGACGAACAACTAAATTCTGTTTGCTAACACCTACTTCTTGTGTTAGGTATTCTGTGAGTTCTTGTTGTGTAGTAGGATAGTCTAAAGTAACTTCATATATACTAACTTCACAGTTTTTAATTTGAGGAAAATCAAGTGGTAGAGATTGAATTGGCGTTTTGGCTAATTTTTTAAAACCACTTAAAGACCATTTGCTTAAAGCGTTTTTTAACGAGCCTTCTTGCTCTGTGGTAAAATCTCCAGCAACTTTAACCCGAAAGTCATATTGCTTTTTTGATTCTGATAGGTATTCTTTGAATGATTTCATAGTGTATTATTTATTCAAATTTTTAAGTTTTTCCAAGATACTATTTCGGTCTGTTAGAATATATCCTTCTCCCTGTACAGTATCTCCGCCCTCTCCGTGCTTCTTATCAATGGCTAATTTCTTTAGCTGTAGATCTACCATCTTTAATTTTTTATCTATTTTATTTGTTTTTGCTTGTATAGCGGCATTCATCATGTTGGCCGCAACTTCAAACATCCTAGCACCGTAGCGTGGATCAACATTCATTCCCAGATCCATTAAGTCATCATAGGCCTGTTCTGCTTTGGCAGCTAGAGCGTCTAACTCTACATCTGCCATATCACCCAGGCCTTTTACTCTAGGTAATGCCGCGGCAATTTTGTCAAACTCTTCTAATTTTTCTTGTAGATCAATGGTCTGTACCTGCTCTTTTTGCGGAGGTATCATAGGTTCTTCGACCGGTGGCAGGTTTAATAATTCTTCAAGTTTCTTGGTCATAATCTTACTTATTGGTTTTTTTAGAATTCTGAAAAATATCTGTTTCGTTGACTATGCGAAACTTAATTCCCTGATTTCTACACCATGCTGTGGCAGCTTCCCATTTGGCCATATTCTTAATATACTGTGCTTGATTGTAGGGATTTTTTCCTACTTTCTCTCTCAGCATTTGATTCGCCGGTTTTATTTCTATAAGCTCTACATGCTTCATCATATTTTTATCAATATAATGAATTAAAAAATCAGGAACGTACACTGTGTTTTTACCAGTCAACGGATCTCTGTAAGGAATTTTAACACACTCACTGGCCCACTGTTGTATGCTGGGATTATTGTCACAAAAAGTCATGAATGTATATTCCCAACTTGATCGGTACATGGGATCTTTTGTGCCCATATACTTTTCAGGATTTTTTATTTTGTATATACCCTGGCTAAACTTTAGACTCATGGAAGAACGTTTCTGCTTACTTCTTCATTAATTACAAATTCTCTTGAGTATCCTAAAAAGCTGGTTTTAAAACGATTGTAATTAATAATTTCTGCAACTAACGCAGAAATTTCAACATTGTCTAATCCTTTTAAACTATCTAAAATTTGTAAAGGATTGATATTATCTTTTTTAGCCTGTTTGATAATAATCACAGTCACCGACTGTGCGGCTGTTTCATCAAATCCTCTAGCGGTAAAAAACGCAGTCATAGCATCAAACGTAGATACTTTAATTTCTAAAGGTTGATTATAAAAATTATCAAATGCGGCCAGCGTAGCACTATCTGAATTTACTGAAGTGCTGGGAGGGAGATTATTGTACCTAGAAGTGGTCATTTGTTACTTACCTGTAGTATTTCGTGGAGTTGTTTGGGTAGTTCCATTTACAGAAGAATTGTTATTAGAAAATAAATTAACACCTATATTGCCCAGCGCACCAAATCCTGATTGTTGTAGGCCGGCTTGGGTTCCTGCAACTAGTCCTCCTGGTTGAGCAAGACCTGCTTGTCCTCCTGCCGCTATGCCGCCTAAAACTCCTCCTAGTATGCTGTATGCTTCAGTTTTTATACCACCTTTACTGAGCTGCGAAACACCTTTGACAAGATTTTTTGTTTGAATAGCAACACCTAGAAAATCTAACGGGCTTTTGGCATTAGCCAAAGATCCGCCTTCACCAAAAATTGCGCCTGCGCCTGCGACGATGCCGCCTTCTCCAAATATCGTACCCGGTATGCCGCCACCTATGCTCAATGGGCTAGGCGCAGTATCATAATATACAGGAGCAAATCCTTCAGGTTGATTATTTTTAATAATTTTTCCTGATTTGTATTGAACAGCTTCATAGGCTATGGACATTTTATTTGACAAAATTTTTCCACCGTCGTCATAACTTAATTGATCATGATCCCATGAACTTATTCTAGGATTTAATAATGTTATCTGTGTAAAATCTTGGGGACCTTTACCTTTGTGTAGCACATAGATATCAATGCTTTCAAAAAAATCAGTTCCTTGATAATTATCTAAACCATAATTATAATCTTTGGTTCCAAATTTTGTGTCACCGTACTCTTTGGGTTTAGATTTATCTGTACTGGTGGTTCCATAAACCCCGTCAGCAAAATAATACTGATAATAATTTTTCCAAAGATCTAAAGTTATATCGCTGTTGTCATCGTGAAATTCTATGCTAATAGGATCATAGGTTAGTTTACTCTGTACTAATGTCCTACGATTATATTGATTTAATGTTTCTGTGGCAATTTTAAATTTAGGTAGGTCAGCTTTTTTAACTAGTAATCCTACGTCTTTTCTTCCCTTTTCTTTCCAGGCTTTGTCTAAGATTGCGTCGGGATTAATATTAAAATTTACAAAAAATAAAAATCCTAGCTTAGGAGCCCTAGCATAGGTGTTGCGTACAAACAACCGATTGGCATGTTGATAATCTTTTAGATCAGCACTTGACCCAAAAACTCCATCTACAACACCACTTAAAAAATTTGTAAAAGCATTAGACATAGCAATATTTATACTAATAAAAAAGCCCGGATTAATCCGGGCTTGGTATAACTTAGTAAGTGATTAGCCGCCTAGTGCCAATGTACGTACTGTTCTTCCTACGTCTTGACCTAATCCGCTACGATCGCCGCCTGGACGATTTAGTTGGATTGCGTTATCATAGGTAATTGTTAGAGCAATGTCTACTGGCTCGTTGCTGGTATAATCAGCGTTTGAATATGTTGCTATGTTGATGTAGCAACCTAAGAATTCAAAACTTTCTAAGCTAGTTGGCTCGTAGGCACCGTTACCGCCATCTAAAATTTCTACACGCATTCTAAACTTATAATCAATACCAGAAGCAGCACCACTTTGTTCAAAGAAGTCAAATTGTTTCTGTAATTGCTCACCAACTTTACGTGTTACAGCACCTGTTACATCATCACGTAATGTTAGTTTAGCAGGAGTAAAACTATGTCTACCTGCTAACTTAACTGTACTGTTATATACAGCTAGCTTGATTTCTTCAAAAGTAACTTCAGGACGAGTCACGTTCATAACTTGTTTAGTTAATTCTGTTGTCGGAGTACCTGCTACACCAAAGCCATCTAATGTAACGCGGAAGCGATACTTTAGCTTTGGCATCAACAGACCCTGCGTTGCCGCACTTTGGTCTGTGTTCAGCGGTACTGTAAATCTATTTAAACTTGCGATTGGCATTTAAATGCTCCTTATTCTTTGTATTTACCTATTATTTGCCGGAAGCAATTTCACCAGTGTTCTTAATTCTCAATGGAATATAGATAAATTCAACAGCCTTAACTGGTTCAATTGCTATATCCATGTACAATTCAGACTTGTCAATTCTGGCAGGTGTATTGTTGGTCGTATCGCATACCACAATAAAGTCATAAAGAGCACGTTGACCTACTAGTTCAATTAGTAGACTTTCCGCCGCTGCCTTAATTTCTCTACGTGTTTGTGCGTCATTGGGCTCAAACAAATATGGCTTAGATAAAATTGTTAGCTGTCTACGCAAGAAAGCAACTAGTCTTACTACGTTGATTCTATCTAGAGCACTGGCAACTTTAGCACGAGTGTACTGACCATAGTTAACTAGACCAATTCCAGGTAATGTTGCGATAGGATTAATTTTCACATCATGTAATGTGTCGCGTAATCCTTCGTACAATGACGCTGTTTTAAATTCGCCTTCATTGTCAATATAACCAACACTGGTAGCATTATCAATACCACCACGACGTAGACCAGCTGGAGCAAACCATTGATAGCTCTTAGCATCACTGTTAACAATAGTGCGTAACATCATGTGACTTGGCGGAACAACAATGTTATTGCCGTTATTGTCAGTGGTATAACCACTAGGATAGAACACACCTAGATACTCGTCAGCAGTTACTAGACCGTCTTCACCGTTGTCATAAGCCTTGGCAGTGTTATTACCCCAATTGCTTAACGCAGTTGCAGATGGTGCTAATCTAAATGGTGTATCACCAACAACAAATGCTGTCTGTCCGATATCTGTGTTAAACGCAACCATGTTAGCCATTGTTTCAGGATAACCTGGGCAAGCAATTAGGTTAAACACTAGAGTATCTGTGTCTCTGATTGAAGTATTTGTATCAATCATAGCCTTTAGACTGCTTACGATAAACTTACGTTGAGCATGTCTGCCAAATGCGCCACTACCATCTTCATTGTTAGGTGTTACGCAGGTCCAACGTCCTGGCGCATAGTTCTGCATGTCATCATTTTCATAACGGACATTTAATGCGGTTTGATCGATGCTGTTTGCGACGTATTTCTTAACTGTAAATCCGCTACGACGTAGATTCCATAAACGCATACCTTTTGGATATAAGTCAGGATCAGGAGCATCAGGGTCAACATAATCGCTGACTAGTAAATCAGTGACAGGAGTCAAATAATGAGGACCGTCTTGACCGTTGTCACTCCAGCGAGCATTATTAAACAACCAACCAGTGGGGCTGCTTTGATCAGCAGGGTCTTGAAGCACCCACTCTAATGCCAACCCGTCCCATACGTAAATCTTCTTACCGTAACTATCACTATCGGCTGTGGAAACCCAAATATCTCCGTCGACCAATGAATAGTCCCCGTTGTGACCACCTACCTGTTGTGTAGGAGCAGTTGCCGAAACAATAGGCCCATGTGAATCTGTATTTGGAAATACAGTTCTGTATCCTGACCATTTTGTACCGTCGTGTACCATAATATCTACTACGCCCAAATTGGCATCATACCATAATGTACCATCAGCTGGATTAGTATATGGAGCAGAAGCCTTTGCTTCGTAGACCAATGGTCTCCAATTAGAAGCTAAGAATGTGTATGCTGTTGATGGAACTACTCCGCCATTATATACATCCCCGTCCGGCGCAACGTAAAGATTTACAGTACCTGTTTTTTCATAAACATCATAGCTGGTAAATCCCATGGCTCCTAACAATCCAGAAGAATCTAATAATTCAAAATCACCACCTAATTTGTGACTGATAGTCAAAGTCTTTGATGTTTCATTCCATGTAGCAGTGATATTTGTAAATCCAGCTGAGCTAATTGCGGCCGGAACTAGACTACCGACAACATCATTAGCTCCGGCAGTAATTTGTACAGTTTTTGGTGCTGACCAATCAGTGGCACTGGCCAGTGTTTCTCTGATAAAGAATCGTCCGCCACCGTACGCATTTTTATAAGTTGTAGTCACTGAAATTGAAGTAGCGCCTGCTGCCGCACGTCTCCAAATTTTAAATGTTGCTTCAGCATTTGTAGGGTGGTGTTTATAGCTAGATTCAATAAACAATGTACCTGCGGCAATATTTTTACCACCACCTGTGTAATCAATTTTCTGAAGAGCCTGGCGTGTACTGCTGTAAATCGGAGCAGAAACTGTGCCCCAAGTTTTAGTGCTACCATTGAAAAGTTTAACACTCCAATTGGCGCCATAACCAGGGGTTGTTGTCTTAATCCATACGCTACCTGTGGCAGCATTTAATCCAGTAGATGTAAAATCTGGGTAGCTGGTATGCGGAGCAATTACTACTGTTTTACCGCTGTTAAAATTGTTAACAACTTTGGTCCAGGTATTATCTGATTTTTTAAAATATAATGTGTTTTCGTTGTCTGAAGTAACAACCATTGCGTAATCGCCTTGGTTACCAAACGCAGTCTTTGGTATCATGCTGCCATCGGCATCAGTGTCTACGTTATCAGCGTCGATAATTTTTGGTATTTTGTTAGTAAATGTTTTAGCGGTGCTGTCCCATTCAAAAACTCCATACAAGCTAGCATCGGTATCTACCCAATATGTTCCGCTTAAAGGATCGCCTGCAGGCACAGTAGTAGCAGCCTGAAGTTGACCTAGATCAACATCGGCTCTAGCAACATAAGCTCTAGAAGTAACACCTAACAAGCTATACGCTGCCTGGAGTCCATATTCATTTAATTCTCCGCCATGGATTGAAGTACCGTTGTTTTGATAAAATAACGGAGTACCGAATGTATCGGTTAAATCTCTTTGGCTAGTAATTAACCAAACTTTGCCAGCATTGGCCTTTGTTGTGCCCTGTGCTGATCCTTTGCTTGGATTTGTTTTATCTTGTTTTGTTGCTACAAAAATAAATGGTATAGTACCGGGTGCCGCTGGAGTATAAAAACTCTCATCGACTACTGTTACGCTTACGCCTGGTGAACCTAGTGTGGCCATTGTCAATCTCCTTAATGGATTACTTCGATTATTTAGCAGCTATGTTAGAAAATCTCGGAGTTAAATACTAGCAAAAGGGCAGTAAAAAGGGCAGTCGATGAGGAAACTATGTAAAAATTGTGGGCAACGTCCTACGGCAATTAATTACTATAAAGAGGGAAAACCTTTTTATAGATCAAAGTGTGATCATTGTGCTCGTGGTTACGAGAAATCAAAGCCGCTGTGGGCTGTTCATGGATACAAAAAGAAAACCGCATGTGACAAATGCGGTTTTAATTCGAAACACCCTGAGCAATTCAATGTGTTTCATGTAGACGGTGATCTACAAAATTGTAGGTATAATAACTTAAAAACAGTTTGCTTAAATTGTCAAAGTATATTATACAAAGAAGGAATCAAATGGAAACAAGGAGATCTTGTTCCTGATTTTTAACAAGAGTTGCTAGCTGTGAAAATAATTCATCAATGGTGCCATCGTTATCTATGGTAATATCAATGTCTCCACCTACCCATGCCGTTTCACTGGAATGAATTTCCAGTTTTTCTAAATGATGCCTGCCAATGGCCCATCCTAGATGACGCTCACCTAGATTAAAATTAATGGCGTGATCATACCATTCAGGTTCGGGTCCCCTTTTTACACGAATCACCTGTCCGCCTGCTTTGTGAATAGCGGCTATTTCATTAGGAAATCTAACATCGCTGATAACAATATTATCTGTGGTTTTGCGCATTTTGTTTTCTACACTGGCAATCCAGATATCATCATGAAAGCCGTGTCGACATACTTCTGTGCCCCAGTATTGTAATACCCAGCGAGGTGTAAGTTTAGGCATGTTTAAGCGTTCTGCCCACCAAGGATCTACTTGTTCCCGCCATTCACGGGCTTCTTTAGTTCGGCCTTCTAGCAGGGTACGATCCCATCCAAATACATTTGCCACAGCATCTTTGAGTGTGTTAGCAAATGAGTCTCTACGGAATCCGTGAAAGTTAACTAGATAGTCTGCGGCAGTATCTTTGCCTGAACCAATGAATCCAACAAAACCTATGATCATAGTATCTCCTGTGATACTATAATTTAATATATTTTTAGGAAGTTGTCAAGATTTTTTTAACCAATTACAAATGTCAACGGAGTTGAACCTTCTTTGTAATTGATCAAATCTAGCTCTAGCTGTTCCATTTCTGCTTTGCCTTCTGATTTCAGAGCAGTACCATTTAATTGTGTACCGCCCTGGGGACTGGCAATAGTTTGGAATTTTTCGCGAGCTTCACCTAGCATTAGTTTACATGCCGCTAGACTATAGTCTTTTAACCACTGTCCTGCGTAGGGGTCTTGTAAGAGATTGAAATCTGGTCTATAGTTATACATCCATAATAGCACTTCCTCACTGCTTCTAGGACGCTGCATTATGGTCAGCAATTTAGTAGTTTTATTAAATGTAAAATTAATTTCACTACCAAAGATTTTACCAACTAATTTTTGATAGCTGGCAAATGCGTAGTAAGTGGCTAATCCGCCCATGTGCGTAGAAGTTAACAGATATGTGTTAGAATACGCAAGATTAAACGGTTCAAATAAACTTCCACCATCACCGCCACCTGTGCGGCTTCCTATGGAACGGCGGAAAATTTGCCTAACTTGTTGAACTTCTTTAGGCAGTACATAATCATTAACATCAACTTGTAATGTTAAAAATCCAAAACTTTCTTCTACAGCATTGCTACTGCGTTGGCGAAATTTAGCCAACGCTCTGTCTATGGCTGTATTGTAGTGTACAGGATCAAGTTCAACATCGACCATGCCAGAACCTAGCATAGTCTGAACGTATTCTATGACTTTTTGGCGTTCGTTTTCAGTTTCAATCATATGATTATTTACCTATAAATACAAGACTATGCCAAGACTGTCTTTGTACAAACCCGAAAAAGGTGCGGATTTTAAATTTCTAGATCGTGTTATCAACGAAGAATTTCAAGTGGGCGGCACTGATGTGTTTGTTCATAAGTATCTAGGACCTCAAGATCCCGCAGAAGGAGAATCAACTCCCGCAACTCCTATTAATACAAATTTTATTCCCGAACTAGGAATTCAAGATTTAATATTAATGGAAAATAGAGATCGCAGGTATGATCCCGACATTTATTCTATTCGCGGAATTTATACCATGCAGGACATTGATTTTAATCTAAGTCAATTTGGTCTCTTTTTACAGAATGATAATATTTTAATAACATTTCATTTGCGTAATACTGTAGACACATTACAGCGTAAAATCATGGCAGGAGATGTTATAGAATTACCTCATCAGAAAGACGAATATGCCTTAGATGACAGTACTGTAGCATTAAAGAGATTTTATGTTGTTCAAGATGTAACTCGTCCTGCAAGCGGTTATAGTCAAACTTGGTATCCGCATTTAATTCGTGCTAAATGTACGCCACTAGTTGATAGCCAAGAATTCAAAGAGATTCTTGACGCAGATTCAGGAGCAGGTGACGGCAGTACTCTGCGAGATTTACTAAGCACATATAATAAAAGTATTGAAATCAATGATCAAGTCATTGCTCAGGCTAATCAAGATGCGCCATTAAGTGGATATCAAACCAGCCAATATTTTGTTATTCCTACAACATTAGACACAGGTCTAGTAAATGTAGCAGATGCCAGCCAAACAGATGTTGATGCCAGTGTAGAGCAAGCCATACAAGATGCCAGTGTTGTACTACACACTCCCAATGAAAACATTTATGTAAAAGCCGGATATCTAACAGGCGATGGTAAACCGCCAAATGGTTCAACATTTGGACACGGCATTACTTTCCCAACCAATCCCACAGGCGGTCAATTCTTTTTAAGAACAGATTTTTTACCTAATAGATTGTTTAGATGGGACGGGCGTCATTGGATTAAGTTTGAAGATAATGTTAGAATGACTCTAAACAATTTTGGTTCAGACGATGTTGCCACTGGTTCATTTGCCGGTGCCGCTGTACGTCAAACACAGAAAGCCAGTTTCATTAATAACACAAATACAGCTACAATTGCCGGAGAAGTTGTCAAAGAAAAACAAGCAATTAGCAAAGCATTAAGACCAAGGGCAGACAATTAAATGGATTATTTTTATGACGGTCAGGTAAGACGTTATCTAGGCCAATTTATGAGAATTATGAGTAACTTTA